ACCAATCCAGATAAGATCGTTATTTGCTGGGATGGAGAGGGAGGGTCAAAAAGGAGAAAAACGCAAAACAAAAATTACAAGAAAGGTCGAAAACCAATAAGATTGAATAGATCTTCTAATAATTTAAATCAAGCAGAGATAGACCAGAATAGAATCTGGCAGCAGTTGCGGCTTGTTGAATATCTTAATGAGATGCCAGTATATCAACTTATGCTAAAGCATGTTGAGGCTGACGACTTGATTGCCTTTACAACACAATTTCAAGACTTTAAGGATGATCAAAAAGTTATTGTGTCCTCAGACAAAGACTTCTTTCAACTTTGCAACAAAAACACCATCTTGATAAGACCAATTCAAAAGGTCATCTTAAATGAAAGCAAGATAGTTGAGGAATATAACATCCACCCAAATAACTTTGCTCTTGCTCGTGCTATTTGCGGCGACAAATCAGATAACATTGAAGGCATCCAGGGTGCGGGCTTGCCAACGGTTGCAAAGCGTTTTCCTTTTCTGAAAGAAGAAAAGTCTTATACCGTGTCTGATATCGTGAATCACTGCGAAGAACAAGAAAAAAAGCTTGTTGTCCATGAAAGAATCCTCAAGGGCAAGGATAAAGTGCTTGACAACTATAAGCTTATGCAACTATACTCTCCAACAATGTCGCCACAGGGCGCAGGACTTCTCAGAGAAGAGTTAAGAAATAAAAAGTTAATTTTCAACAAAACCAAACTCACAACAATGATGTTTAAGGATGGAATCGGTGAATACAACTGGACAGATCTCTGGAACTGCTACAACAACATCGTCTGGGGCTAAAGTGGAATTGAAAACCTGCTCGAAATGCAAAATAGAAAAGCCATTAACAGAATTTCATAAAGATAGAAGCACAAAAGACGGGCACATGTGTGCCTGCAAGCTTTGCGATAAGGCCCGAAAAAAAGCTTATTACGAGGCCAACAGAGAAAAGATAAAGGCGCATAAAAAAGCTTATTACGAGGCCAACAGAGAAAAGATAAGTGCCAGAAAAAAAGTTTACCGCGAGGCTAACCCAGAAAAGATAAAGGCATCTCAAAAAGCTTGGTACGAGGCCAACCGAGAAAAAGTAAAGGCACATGAAAAAGCTTACCGCGAGGCCAACAGAGAAAAGATAAGCGCCAGAAAAAAAGCTTGGTACGAGGCCAACAGAGAAAAGATAAAGGCACATGAAAAAGCTTACCGCGAGGCTAACAGAGAAAAGATAAAAGCTTATTACGAGGCCAATCGAGAAAAGGTAAAGGCCAAAAACAAAGCCTACAGGCAGACGCCTCGTGGCAGATTTTTTAGGTACAGGAGTTCCGCAAAGCGGAGGGGCATAGAATTTTTATTAACAGAGGAGCAGGTTTTTGAATTAATAAAAAAGCCCTGCACATATTGTGGAAAGCCGAAGTCATCAGGAATTGACAGGATCGACTCCAATGGTGTCTATACTATAGAAAACTGTGTGCCATGCTGTTGGAATTGCAACACTCGAAAGGGGACTAAATCAAAAGAAGTGTTCTTGCAAGAAATAAAGGAAGGAAAATGGGATCAGTGAATACAACTTTTGAATTTTTGGCTTGACAATGAAACAAAATTGCTGTTATAGTGCCTCAACTTAGCAAGGAGTCAGCACATATGGCCAAACCACTTAAGCACCGAGAAACAAAAAATAAATATCGCCACAAAGGGCACTCACACACTTCACCGAGCAATTAGACAATGCAATTTTTTGAACTTTTTGGAAACTTTTGTCTTCTTTCAATGATAGTTAGTGGCACGATTATATTCATCGCCTCTAACCTAAACTATAGAGGTGAAGAATGAGTGTTGCATCGTATTCCATTAACTACAACGGAACATCACAACCTGTGAATACTTTAAGTCTATCAAAACAGGAGGACTTCTCACGCTTTGGGAAATCCTTTCAGGAGGGCCTTTGTCGCCTTATTTTGCTTGATCGCCCCTTCGCGGATCAGATTGGCGAGGTCTTGGACGTAAACTTTTTTGAACTTAAGTACCTGCAAGTATTCTGCAAGAAGATCTACGATTACAAAGAAAAATACAAGACTCACCCCACGCCAGAGATTATGACTTCCATTTTGAGGTCAGAGCTGGGGGCTGATGACTCTGACCCTCTTACAAAACAAGTCAGAAGCTATTTCGCCAGGATTCTTGCAAAGTCAGGACATGATGCTGCCGATTACATAAAAGAGACAAGCTTAGATTTTTGCAAAAAACAAAAACTTAAAGAAGCGATTCTCAAGAGCGTGAAGTTGATTCAAAGCTCTAGCTTTGATGAAGTAAAGGGCGTTATTGATCAAGCTCTTAAGCTTGGTGCTGACAGCAACTTTGGCCACGATTATCTCAAGGACTTTGAGGCCAGATTTGTTCCGAGGTTTCGTTATCCTGTTTCTACTGGTTGGAAGCAGATGGACAATATAAGCGGTGGTGGTCTAGGAAAAGGAGAACTAGGGGTGGTTATTGCCCCCACAGGTGCCGGTAAGTCAATGGTTTTGGCACACTTGGGGGCGCAAGCTATTAAGTCTGGTAAGTGCGTTGTTCATTATACTCTGGAACTCCAAGACACTGTAACAGCGAATCGATACGATTCTTGTATCACAGGGATCGAAATCAAAAACCTGTTGAAGCACAAAGAAGAAGTCTTGGATGCTATTAACGATATTGAAGGCAGACTGATTGTTAAAGAATATCCGACCAAGACAGCCACAACGCAAACTATAATGAACCATCTTGAGAAGCTGGTATGTCGAGGGATTGACGTTGGTATGGTGATAGTTGACTATGCAGATCTTCTAAGACCTGTTCGCCAACGCAACGAAAAGAGGACCGAGCTAGAATCTATCTATGAGGAATTAAGAGCAGTTGCACAAACATATGAGTGCCCCGTATGGACCGCCTCTCAGACAAATAGATCTGGGTTGAACGCAGAAGTCGTAACAATGGAATCTATTTCCGAAGCATTTAGCAAGTGCTTTGTTGCAGACTTTATTTTTTCTCTATCGAGAACGGTAGAGGACAAGAATACCAACACGGGCCGAGTTTATATCGCTAAGAATAGAAACGGTCCTGATGGTCTTGTCTTTCCTATTTTCATGGACCCTGCATCTGTGAAGATTAACGTTCTTGAGCGAGATGACGAAACACAGCAAGCAGCATACAAAAATAAAAAAGATGCTCTTGAAGACCTGAAAGAAAAGTACAAGAAATTTAGAAAGAAAGGAAAAGAAGATGACCAACCAAACTGACGCAAAGCAGATTCTCTCAGACATTACCGTACATATGAAGTACGCCAAGTATAAGCCGGAACTCCAAAGGCGAGAAACATTCAATGAGATTGTTGATCGTAACAAGGCTATGCACATCAAGAAGTTCCCCAGTCTCAAAGAAGAGATCGAGGCGACCTACCAATACGTTTACGATAAAAAAGTCCTACCTTCCATGCGCTCTATGCAATTTGGCGGTAAGCCAATTGAAGTTGCCCCTAATAGGGTTTTCAATTGCGCCTACATGCCAATTGACGATGTTCGCGCCTTCTCAGAGACAATGTTTCTGCTCCTAGGCGGCACTGGTGTAGGCTTCTCTGTTCAAAACCACCACGTTGAAAAACTACCAGAAATCAAGCGCCCCAACTCAAAGAGAACACGTCGTTTTCTTGTTGGGGATAGTATCGAGGGGTGGGCTGATGCTGTTAAAGCGCTTGTTCATTCTTACTTCAACGGTTCATCAAGAATAAGATTTGATTTTTCTGATGTCCGACCAAAGGGTTCAAGGCTTGTTACCTCTGGGGGCAAAGCTCCTGGTCCCCAACCCCTCAAAGAGTGCCTTATCAAGGTTGAGGGCATCCTTGAATCAAAAGAAAATGGCGAAAAACTGACCCCAATCGAAGTCCACGATATGGTTTGCCATATTGCTGATGCTGTCTTGGCAGGTGGAATTCGCAGAGCGGCACTTATTTCTCTTTTTAGTGCTGATGACGATGAGATGTTGGGCGCGAAGTCGGGTAATTGGTGGGAAATCAACCCACAGCGCGGCAGAGCAAACAACTCGGTCGTTCTTATGCGCCACAAGGTTACAAAAGAGTTTTTTAAGAACCTTTGGGAGCGTGTTAAGGCGTCTGGGGCAGGCGAGCCTGGCTTTTACTTTACTTACGATAAAGACTGGGGCACGAACCCCTCATTGCGCAAGGGTACTAGAGTCTTGACTACCGATGGGATTTTCCCTATTGAGGAGTTGGAAGATAAAAAGTTTAAAGTCAAGAACTTGAATGGAGAAATAAGCGAGGCGAAATGTTGGTTGTCGGGCCGGGACAAGCCCCTATATAAACTGACTCTACAGGGCGGTCACACCTATCATGCCACCGCAGAACACGAGTGGCCCATCTGGGACGGCGAGAAGTACGTTAAAGTAGCAACCCCTGACATCCAAGAGGGGTCATATTTGCCAGTTATCAAAGAAAACCAACTTTTTGATGGTGACTTGGGTTCTTATGAGGATGGCTTTGTTATCGGTTGGCAACTGGGAGATGGATGGTTGACGACTCGCGGAGACTCAGGCCATTTGCAGCACGGCTTTATTGTCTCTAAGTCGGATTGTGAATATGGAATCGACGAGAGAATTGAAAAGTATCTTATGGGATTGGGGAGTCAGGCGAAGTTCTCTGATCGTTCTAGCACCAAAGAACTAAATACGGTCAGCAACGCTCTTAACGAGAATTTGGAAAAGTTTGGAGCAAGTCACAAGAGTGCTGGTCTGCCTGCTGCTGTGTGGAAGTCTTCTGAAAAGTTCCGCAAGGGCATTGTTGATGCACTGTTCAGTTCGGACGGATCAGTTGATGTTTCCAAGAGGAGAATTCTTTTTACCTCGAAGCATGAAAAGCTTGTTTCTGACCTGTCAGAGCTTCTAGGCTTCTATGGCATTAAGAACACAATTAGAAAAACCACTAGAACGATGAGCCTCAACGGAAATCCAGAAAAGGACTACACACGTTATGATCTCAAGATTCAAGATCAAGCTAGTATTTTACATTTCCGAAACATCTTCAGCCTTAGTGTCGGATACAAGCAGGAAAAGCTTGATTCCCTTGCCTGGAAGAGGGTTCCTTTTGCCAACCACGACAAGATTAAGGTTGTTTCTGTAGAAAAGACAGATCTAAAAGAGGATGTCTGGGATATCTCTGTTTTTGACGAAACTCACTGCTTCCAGATTGCACATTGTATTACTGGGAACTGCTGCGAGATCGCTCTAAGGCCATTCCAGTTCTGTAACTTGACAGAAGTCAATGTCAGCAACGTCCAGAACCAAGAAGACTACGAGGCTCGCGTTCGAGCGGCAGCGTTTATCGGAACGCTTCAAGCCAGTTATACTGATTTCCACTATCTGCGCCCTGTGTGGCAGAGAAACACAGAAAAAGATTCTCTTATTGGCGTCTCAATGACCGGAATTGCATCCGGTGCTGTTCTCGGCTTAGATATGAGCGCAGGTGCGAGAGTAGTGAGAGAAGAAAATAAAAGAGTTGCTGCACTGATTGGCATCAAGCCAGCAGCAAGAACCACCTGTGTTAAGCCAGCAGGAACAACATCTTTGACCTTGGGAACAAGTTCGGGGATTCATGCTTGGCACAACGACTACTACATCAGGCGCATCAGGGTAGGCAAGAACGAGCCGATCTATTCTTACTTGAGTATCATGCACCCCGAACTGATTGAGGACGAGTTCTTTAGGCCACACGATACAGCAGTAATCTCAGTGCCCCAGAAGGCTCCTGAAGGCGCAATCACCCGCGTAGAGAGTGCTTTAGAGATGTTGGAGCGCGTCAAGAGGGTAAGCCAAGAATGGATTAAGCCTGGTCACAGCAAGGGCCAAAACTCCCATAATGTGTCCGCTACCGTCACTCTAAAGGAAGACGAGTGGGAGACCGTTGGGGAATGGATGTGGGAAAACCGAGAGCACTATAATGGTTTGTCGGTCTTGCCCCACTCTGACCACACCTACAAGCAGGCTCCCTTTGAGGACTGCACTGAAGAAGTTTATAATGAGCTTATGAAAAGCTTGTCGAGTGTTGACTTGACCAAGGTCGTCGAACTCGACGACAACACTGACCTCAAGGGCGAAGTGGCCTGCGGGGGCGGTGCCTGCGAGATTGTTTGATTTTTCCCCTTGACATCGTACTTAACCTGTGGTAATCTTCTCTCTCAAGTGGTTGATTGCCACCCCAACTAATAGGAGAAAAAATGTTTCGACCTGTGAATGGATATGTTTGGGTTGAACGACCCATTCAAGAAAAAGAAGAAATGTTAGTTTATGTTCCTTCGGATTATTCGCCAAAGGGCGAGCAGTACATCAAACTAGAAGTCTTAAGCCTGCGAGAAGACAATCCACTTAATATTAAGTGCGGAGACTTCATAATTACACGAGAGGCTGTCATTGAGGACGTGCAGTTAGGCGATAGAATCTATAGTCTTGTAAGCAAAAACCATATCTTTGGAGTGTTAAATGAGGAGAATTGAGTTATACGACGATGGCATCGGCCACGTTGAATTAGTCGAATCTATGGGGTCGGACCTTACTGTCGTGAACAGCGCACGAGTAAGCTTTGGTGTTCACAAGGATAAGTTGGATGAGAGGGACAGAAAACTTATTAAGTATCTTGTCGAGCACCGACACACCTCGACACTTGAACACTGTTTGATGACTTTTCGCTTTAAAGTCCCCCTTTATGTGAGGAGTCAACACCACAGGCATCGCACTTGGAGTTACAACGAGATCTCAAGGAGATACACAGACTCAAATATAGAGTTTTATGAGCCTACAGCGTTCAGGACTCAACATAAGAGCAACCGCCAAGCCAGCAATGAAAACGAGTTGATTAACCCTTATGTTGGCTTTCTGTGGGATGAGTCTTGCCCCCTAGAAGAGACTAGGGAATACAGCGCAGTTCGGGCAATGAAAGAGTTACATCAAGGTGCAATATATTTGTACAGAGATATGATCGAAGCAGGCGTTTGCAGGGAGCAGGCACGCGGCGTGTTGCCTCAAAACATGTATACTGAGTATTATGGAACAGTAAACTTAAATAATCTTTTAAAGTTTATTGATCTCCGCACACATGAAGGCGCGCAATGGGAAATCCAAAGGGTTGCCGAAGCCTGCCTAGAGCTTGCTCACGAGACTTGGCCTGTTGCCGTTGGGGCGTGGCTTGAGTGCCACGGCTTCCAAGAGATAAAGAAGTTAATTTAAGGAGGAATAAGTGAAAGAAGCATTGACCTATAACGACGTGCTATTGGTGCCACAATATTCAAATATTAGAAGCAGGTCCGAAGTTTCACTCAGAAACAATTTGGGCTTTCTATGGCTTGATCTACCCATTATCTCGGCTCCAATGGACACCGTGACCGAAGAAAACATGGCCTATGCTATCGCAGAAGAAGGTGGTTTGGGCATCATCCATAGATATAATTCTATTTGTGAGCAAGTATCTATCGCCCGTCACGTACTTAAGACATCTGATGGTCAAGTTGGAGCCGCCGTTGGCGTGACCGGCGATTACCTTCAGCGTGCCATTGAACTTGTCGATGAAGGAGTCAAGGTTATTTGCGTGGATGTGGCTCATGGGCACCACATTTCAGTAAAGGAGGCTATTATCGCCCTGAGAAAGGCCGTTGGGCACGATGTTCACATCATGGCAGGCAACGTTGCCACTCGTGCAGGCTTTGATTACTTGGCAGAAGCTGGTGCAGACAGCATCAGGGTCGGGATTGGCGGAGGGAGCATCTGCTCAACTCGAATTAAAACTGGTCATGGACTACCTAACATCCACTCCATTACGGAGTGTGCTAGTTCTGAGTGGGCTGGCGATGTGAACATCATTGCTGATGGCGGTATCAGGACATCAGGCGACATCGTGAAGGCTCTTGCAGCAGGTGCCGACTTTGTAATGCTGGGTTCCATGCTAGCCGGAACAAGTCAGGCTCCTGGGGAGATCCTGAACATCAAAGATGGAAAATTTAAATCATACAGGGGCATGGCGTCGAAAGACGCCCAGATGGATTGGCGCGGTAGGGCTTCTTCTCTTGAGGGAGTCGCAACAACAATTAAATATAAAGGAGATGTGCTCCCAATTCTCAATGATCTGCGAGGGGGCATCGCATCCGGCCTATCTTACTCAGGAGCCAGGACAATCGCTGAGTTGCAAAACCGAGCAAAGTTTGTACGGCAAACACAAAGCGGCCAGATGGAAAGCGATACGCACATTCTTTACACATGAACTTATTTGACTTAGAAAAACTAATTACCTTTGCAGTGGTGTTATTCTTGTTGTTCCCTTGGACCTTTTTTATCACCACTGTCTTGCTGCTTATAAGGTCTAAGATGAAATGAAAAAATGTCTTGTTCTAAATTGTAGCTACGAGCCCCTCTCGATAATCGGATGGCGCAAAGCCTTTGTTCTTTGCAACTTTAGTGTTGACGATAAACCATCTGCGAGGGTAGAAAAAGAATATGATGAAACTTTCAACACGATTAGCGATACTTTTAAGAAGCCATCAGTTATTGTGTTGAGAAAACAGATACCAATAAGACCTAGAAGAGTAAGGCTATCAAGCGAGGCAGTATTTAAAAGAGACAATAACTTTTGCCAATATTGCGGGGTAAAGTGTAATTCTAAGAATATCTCAGTTGACCACATCATACCCAAAAGCAAAGGAGGCAAAAACACTTGGAGTAATCTGGTCACTGCTTGTTTTTCTTGCAACAACAAGAAAGGCAGCAAAACCCTAGATGAGTGTGGAATGGAGCTAAACAGGCTACCATTTACGCCTGTCTGGCCGAATGATCCAGATACTCCAGAAGAATGGGAAGACTATTTATTCTGAGGTATTATTATGTCAAGCTTTAACTATAAATCAGGTATAGGTCACACGGCGCCATACCAAGTATCAGGAAAACCATTTGCAACAGGTAGCCTAACAGCGCCAGCAGTTACAGGAGATCCAATAAAAGTTGAGTTCCCTTCTGTAACCCGATGGGTCAAGATAATCCCGATAACAGGCTCAGCAGCAACACACCTGAGAATCGGGTTTTCAGAGAACGGAGTTAAGGGGTCTAATTTTTTTAGGTATATTGCAGGAAATAATTTAAATCACGAGCAATCAGGGCCAGGGCCCCTTGAACTTAAAGTAAAGGAGTTGTGGTTCCTCTGTGACAACGGAGACACAGTAAATTTTGATGTTGTTGCTGGACTTACCACCATACCTTCTGGTACAATACCGACTAACTGGTCTGGCTCAATGGGAGTCGGATAAACTATAAGGAGGCTAAATGCCAATCGAAGTACAAGTTCTATGTCTCGCGTTTTTTTCTTTGTGGCCCACCAAGTGGGATAGGCCGGTTGAGGCTTGCCACACAATCAACCACACGCACCAGGTTCTTCAACAGGAAAAGTCCGATTATGATATTGAGTTGCTGGTGGCCCTCTTCAAGAAGGAGAGCAATTTCAAACACGATATCGGACCAAACAAAGCAGGAGCATGTGGATTGGGACAACAGATCCCAAAATATACGCATTTTTACACAGATAAGACCTACACCTGCCAAGAGATCAAGGCAGATCCCAAAGTGTCTATTGCCCTCACAATTAAGGCTCTAGACTACTTAAAAAAGGAAAGTGCGCGCCAATGGGAAGACCACCCACCAGCGAAGCCACTAACAGAAAACGGACTTTATCATGTCCTGTGTATGTACAATCAAGGCACCCGCTCAACATGCAAGGAGTGGCGAGGTTCTTTCTATGGAACAAGCTACACAAGGTCGATTATCTCAACAAGAAACAAGTTGAGAGAAAAGAAAGAAGAAATTTATGCTTGCCTTGCACAAGGCGATCTCTGCGAGCTTGAAGTAGAATTCCCAGATGAGTTCGAAGCTCACCCTTATTTCAACGTAATCAATGAGTGGCCACCCGTAGCTGAATAATGAAATTCAACGATTATCGCTTTAAAAGAGAGCGGGTCGTTATTGGTTCAAACTTACAAGCCCTGCTCTATGCATACTCCAATAACTTAACGGTTATATCAGCGGGGTATGCTAGGCCAGGGTTCTTTGAGTTTTTCGATCCCAAGACAGACCTTTCAAAATTTAATTTAATTAACGAAGCCATGACCCTAGAGGCGTCAACCGGCGAACTCATAAGTTTTGGCTTGCCTTATTCAGACTTATGGGGTAAACTAGCCAGCGTATTGTCTCTTGCAGGCAACGCCCCCTTTATGGATAGGGCAGCGGCAATAAGACTAGAAGAAAAAAACCTAATCAGGATAGCAACAAAAGGATCAAGAGTCGCAAGAATAGAGTTCGAGGAGGCCATAGTGTTTCAGGACGATCTTGACGGAATAGACGCAGAACTGATACAGCAGGCCCCTGATTTATATAAAGTCATTGACTGGTTCGATATTAGATCGGGTGGCAACCAAAAGATAGACTATTTCGACACTGGTGAAGACTTTGTAAATAAAATATTTCTTTACCCTTCGGACAATGTTGACGGATTCTCCTTAAGGAGCAAAGATGCAGCATCCATATCCTTCTTGACAAGAGAACAATTAAGCGATTTTGAATATTCAGATACCTATGCGAGATTCAAAGTTTTAAAAATCTTTAAAGAAGCGGGAATGCGAGGGGCATCAAACGGCGTCAGGGTCGGCAAAGCAGGCAAAAGAAACTTTTATCCTCTCAAGATTGAAACAGAAGAAAGAACCGTTTCAAAGATTCACCGAAACAAGTACCGAGACAAAGACAACATCAAGTTCAACTATCAAAGCGTCGATGAGTTGTTGAATATCGATATTATCGAGAATAATCCAGTTCACAGACTCAACAACTTCTTTATTCAGGACAAATAATGTATTCACAAAGCACTTACTACCTGGCTGGCATCATACCAGTTGCAGGACAGCCTTTAGATTTTAATTTTCCTTGGGATGACTGTCTTCAGCCGATATCGAACAACTATCTTGCAATCGAAAAGGCAGTTGTTGATTGCGCTTATGCCGGTTGCAGAACAATATGGATTGTCTGCAATGATGATCAGCAGCCCTTAATAAAACACAGGCTAGGGGACTGGGTTAGAGACCCGGTTTCAATTCATATGTCGAAAAGAACACACTATCCAAATCAGCATTATAGGGAAATCCCAATCATGTATGTACCGATCCACCCAAATGACCGAGACAAAAGAGATTGCTTGGCTTGGTCAGTGATTCACGGTGCTTATATAGCAGACTGGGTGTCGAGGACAATAAGCAGGTGGGTGACACCAAGAAAGTTTTTTGTTTCTTGGCCGCACGGCATCATTGACACTGCTGAGATTAAAAAGCGCCGCAAGCTTGTCAACTCAGATAGAAGAACAGTCTTCTCTTATAAGGGCAAAACAGTCTGTGATGGAGAATACTTGCCCTTTAGTTTCAATCTCAATGACATGAAAAGATTCAAGAACGCAGTAAGAAGAAAAGGAACTGGCAAGTACGAGATTGACCACACTGTGCCGACTAAGAACCCCTGGGGCTTAAAGCCGAGGCCACTGGAGGAAAGATATTCTGCTAGATTTTTTAATTTAGAAGATGTTTTTAGTTTTGACGACATAAAAGAAGAAGAAATACTAGAAGTAGACTGGTACTACAATATATCTTCATGGGAAGGTCTTTGTGAATATCTTGGTTCAGAAGAAAGAAAGAAAATAACTAGAGAGCCAAAGATCGTGCTGGATTATCACACATCTCAGCCTATGGCCATTAACGAAGAAGACTCTTGACTTTTGCTTTTTTATCGGCTACAATATGCCAGTGTTTTGCTTTGGAGGAAAATATGACAAAGACACATTCAAAAATTCCCTTTGTTGGACTTCATGCACACGATGGTTTTTCCATTGGTGATGGACTTGGCTTTCCATCTGAACATTATGACTTTTGTTATGACAACGGTCTTGATGCTCATGCAATTACCAATCACGGTAACATGAACAGTGTACCACATGTCGTTCAGCACATTAAAAAGATGAAGAACCAAGGCAAGAACATTAAGCCTATCTTTGGTGTTGAGGCTTACTTTATTCCTTCACTTCAAGAGTGGAAGGAAGAATACGAGAAGGCCAAAGAGAACAAGAAAAATAAAAGTGCTATCAAGGATGACCGTTCAGCAACAGTCATCGAAGACGAGAACCGCAAGGTCAAGAATATCCTCAACCGTCGTCGCCACTTGGTTCTACTTGCTCAGAACCAACAGGGCTTGAACGATCTCTTTGAGCTTATCTCTGAAAGCTATGGAGAAGGTAATTTTTATCGTTACCCTCGCGTGGACTATGACGCTCTCAGAAAGTACGGCTCTAACTTGATTGCCACCAGTGCATGTCTTGGCGGGGTCTACGCAGGGAATTATTGGGAAAACAGGGAAGAGGGCGATGAAGCCGTGCTCCAAGCCATGAGAGAGACATCACGCACGATGTTGTCTATTTTTGGTGATCGTTGGTATGGAGAGGTTCAGTGGAACAATATCCCTGAGCAGCACGAGCTTAACCAGTACGTTATTAAAGTTTGTGAAGAGTTCGGTATTGAACTAGTCTCAACTGCTGATAGCCATTACCCTCGCCCTGACTCTTGGAAGGACCGTGAGCTTTACAAGAGGATGGCTTGGCTTGGCAAAAAAGCTCCTGATTGGATGTCCAACGAACTGCCAGGCTCTGTTGAAGAGATTGGGTATGAGCTTTACCCAAAGAACGGAGATCAGATGTGGGAGGCATATAAAAAATATTCCCAACAGCAAGGTCAAGAGTATGATGATCAGTTGATCCTTGACTCCATCAAACGCACTCATCACATCGCAATGAACAGGATTGAAAGTTACTTGCCCGACTCCACTGTTCGATTGCCTAAGTTTGTTTTGCCTGATGGCTTCAACACTGCCGACTCAGCCCTCAAAGAGCTTTGTGTTTCCGCTTTGCATGACGCAGGGCTTTACGATAACAAAGAATATTTTAATCGTCTTATGAAAGAATTGGAGGTTATCAGTGAGCGTGGCTTCTCTGAATACTTCTTGACAATGAAGGCTATTGCAGATGAAGCTGTCCAACTCTCTCTTGTTGGTCCTGCTCGCGGGTCTGCTGCTGGCTCCTTGATTGCTTATTTGCTCGGCATTACTCAGGTTGACCCTATGAAGTATGGCCTGCTGTTTGAGAGGTTCCTGACAAGAAAAGGCAAAGGATACCCGGATATCGACTACGACGTAGCTAACCCGATGCGTTTGAAAGAGCATTTGATTGAGAAGTGGGGTCGCAACACGGTTGTTCCTATTTCCAACTTTAATACTTTAAGGTTGAGGTCTTTGATCAAGGATATCTCAAAGTTTTATGATATTCCTTTTACTGAGGTGAACGCAGTCACAAGCAAGATGCTTCAAGAAGCCACGCCTGCTGCAAAGCAAAAGCACGGCATCAAAGCAGGTGTATATACTCCGACGTTTGAAGAGGTGATGGAATTCAGCGAGAGTCTTCAAAAGTTTTTGAAAAAGTATCCTCATGTGAAGACTCACGCTGTTGCCCTGCATGGTCAAAACAGGTCAGTGTCCAGACATGCTGGTGGTGTTGTGATCGGTGAAAACCTGAATCGTTACATGCCCTTGATCAACTCTGGCGGCGTCACCCAGACTCCCTGGACGGAGGGCATGAACGCGAGACACTTGGAGCCAATGGGCTTCATTAAGTTCGACTTGCTTGGTCTTTCAACAGTGGAGATGATTGAGGCAGCAATAATAAACATCTTGAAGAATAAAAAGGGAATACTTAATCCACAACACAAGGATGTGCGGGCTTTCTATGATGAATATCTGCACCCTGATGTAATGGACATTGAAGATCAAAAGGTCTGGGAGAATATTTTTCATAACGGTAGGTTCGCTGGCATTTTTCAGTTTACCCAGCAAGGGGCACAGGACTTTTGCATGAGAGCAAAGCCAACAAATATTGTTGACCTTTCAGCAATTACTTCCATCTATAGACCTGGGCCTCTGTCTGCAAACGTCGATAAAGATTATGTGGACGCAAAGGAGCAGCCACAATACATTAAATATATCCACCCCATCGTAAGAAAGTACACAGAAGACACATATGGTTTCTTGATCTTTCAGGAGCAAATTGCTATACTAGCGCACAAGCTTGGAAAGGACATCTCTCTTGATGAGGGCAATATGCTCCGCAAGCTCTTGACTAAGAAAGGAACAGATAAGGGCGTGGAAGAAAAACTAAAAATTGAAAGCAAGTTTATTGAGGGCTGTACTGAAAAGGGTATCGATAGGCTCAAGGCCCAAAAGCTTTGGAACACATTTGAATATTTCTCAGGCTACGGGTTCAATATGAGCCACGCTATCTCTTATAGTATGATCTCGTTCCAGTGTGCCTGGTTGTTTAACTATTATCCGGCAGAGTGGATGGCTGCTTTCTTGGACAAAGAACCAGAGAAGCGCAAGGAGCTTGCAGTGAATATTGCCAAAAGCTTTGGGTTTAAGATCGAGCCTATGAACATTAATACTTCTGGCACGTCTTGGACCGCCTTGGCTGACGGCAAGACTCTTGTTCAGCCCCTTACTTCAATCAAGGGCTTGGGTGAAAAGGCTGTCGAGCAGATTATGAACAACAGACCATTTCAAACAATTGATGACTTTTTGTTTGATGAGAATGTTGTTTACAGCAAGTTGAATAAAAAAGCTATTGATGTCTTGGTTAGAAGTCAGGCCCTCAATTGTTTGATGGACGAGAGGTTTTCTGGGCTCAAGCACTACTGGTCTGCTGTTGCGCTAGACCGCCCAAGAACGCTCAAAAAGTTCTTGGAGAACGTTGAACTATACGAACCCGAAGGAGACTTTACGGAGGAGGAAAAGATTGAATTTTTGACTGACTTGACTGGGGTTTTTCCAATTAGAATGGTGGCTGATGAAAAGCTCCTAAAGAAGTTTGAGGAAAAGTATATCCCCCCTCTTGGGGAGTATGATCCCGACTTGGGTGTCTCTTGGTTTATCCCAAGGCATGTGGAGGTCAAGAAAACAAAAAAAGGTAAAGAGTATTGGATAGTGGACGTGATCGACATCACAAGCAAGATCACCAAGATTAAGTGTTGGGGAATCAGAAAAGAAGACAAAATATTTATCAACAGGCCATACATGGCAAGACTCGACTATGATGAGCAGTGGGGCTTCTCAACCCGCTCAGTAAGAAAAAACTTTAGACTTGTAGGATAGGAGAAAAACACAATGATTTTAGAGTATTACAAAACACACGGTAATGTTTTTTCGCCCTTTAGGGCAAATCCAAGCGATGCTGGACTAGATATATGCTACAGCCCAGAGGTGGCTGAAGATATTGAAATAGCACCAGGAAGTTGCGCTATCATCCCAACTGGGTTAAAGTTCGGCATTCCTCACGGCTATATGCTTGAGGTAAAGAATAGATCCGGTATGGCAGCAAAGCGCAGCCTCCTTGTAGGAGCGTGCGTTGTGGACAGTGGATACAATGGTGAAATATTTATTAATTTGCATAATGTTGGGGACAGCAATCAAACTATTAGCCCAGGAGATAGGATCGCGCAGGTAGTCTTGATACCGGTCGTACACTTCAGGGCTATCGAAACAGCAGAAGACAATCTATATGGATGGTATCCCATCACGATCAGTGATCGAGGGGAAGGTAAATTGGGGAGCACAGATGAAAAGAATAACGGCTGACAATATTGATCAAGAAGTTTTAAGTATAGAGCGACCTAGTGTTGTTTTGTTTAAAAGCAATAGTTGTCACTTGTGCAACGAGCTTTGGCCATACTATAAAACTCTTGAGAAGAGATTTGGAGAATTTAAATTTTGTTATATTGACACCGAGTCGGAAACAAGACTTGGAAAAATATTTTCAATTGATGGCGTGCCGTCAATATATGTCATTTATAAGGGCGAGAGCTGGGAGGTGGACTATCCCGACGAGGGCTACACAGAAGAGTACTTGAATATGTGCTTGGGGAGTTTCTTTGTCGAGTAAAAATAAAAAAGCGGTTGTTTTCTATTGTCCTCCAAAGATTCATGCTGATTTAAAAGTAAGATGGCAGTATGATGGCTTGGGGCAAAGCGAGTTCTTCAGGATTATATCAGACCTCTACCTCAATAAGGACAGCAGGATTCTTGAGATCATAGAAGAATACAAAAAAGAAAACAAGATCCACAACAACGAAAAGAGAAAGAAAACAAAAAAGCTCTATGAGCGAGCAAAGCAGGTTGAAAGTAAGTTTTCTCTTGGAGATGAAGAGGTGGAGAGCATATTTGACTTATTAGAAAAGGAGCATCCCGATTTATGAAGTGTGCTGATAAATGTAAAAAGACTAAGGTTTGTTGTTCTAATACTGATTGCAGACTCTGGATTGATTATGAGGAAGATTTAAACTGCACGATAATCACCGCCAGAAACAACGGAGACGGGTTAAATCTAAGAGAAATAGGCAAAAGATTGAAACTTAGTGCCCCTAGAGTAAAGCAGATACAAGACGGAGCCTTTAGGAAACTCAGGAAGAAGATATTAAACATTAACTGAATAGTCCCTTTTGAGTGCAAAAGACTATTTATTACACAATTACCCAACAGGAGACTTAAAAAATGAGTAAGAAACTTCTCAATGAAGCTACAGTTAGAAAATTTATGAAGTTGGCCAACTTGGCTAACCTGTCCCCAACCTTCCTTAAGGAAATGCAAGACGAAAAGGTGCATGAAGGCGGCGACATGTACGAAGGTGAGTACATGGAAGAAGGCGGCCTTTACGAAGAAGAAGATGCAATGGACGCAGCCCCTGAAATGGGTGATGAGCCCGAAGATGCCGATGAACCCGAAATGGACGAGGACGACAAGGAGGGCCTTGCAAGAGACATTCTAGCCAGCGTTGCCGATGCTCTTGAGGACGCTCTTGGCGTTGAGGTTTCTGTAGAGGGCGCAGACGAAGGCGACATGGAAGACGAAGGCGACATGGAAGACGAAGATTTGATGAGCCCAGACGAAGATGAAATGGGCGAAGAACCCCCAGCCGACGACGAAGAAGACGAAGAAGGCCCACTCCAAGAGGCCATTTTTAGACTTCTAGATAAGTCCGGCATCGAGGTTGTTGACGATCAGGCCCTAACGGAAGCCCTTGTTAAGCGAGTTGCTGCTAGGGTTGCACGCCGCCTGCTTAAAGAGTCTCTATGATGGAATGGCGTCAACTCTCCAACGAACAAAGAGTTGATGTCAGAAAAGCCTTAGAAAAGCACGTTGAGGAAAACATTACCGGCTTTAATGTCATTGAGAAGTCAAGCAGCCGAGTAATGCGTTTCTTCTCATTCGTGCTTTTTTTTGTACCTGGCTTTATGACCAACTTTGTTACGACCTTTTATCCAAAGGTTTATGTTCCAAGTAAAGAACGCTGGGAAGCAAACCACTCAAACACTGTAATGCTGTTGGCGCACGAGTATGTTCACTTGCGAGACAGAAAAAGATTGGGACCACTGTTTAACTTTATTTATTTGTCTCCTCAAGTGCTAGCCTTGCTAGCCTTGCTTGCACCTTTAAACTTGTGGTTTTTGTTTTCTTTATTCTTTTTGTTGCCTCTGCCGAGCCCTGGCCGTATGTGGGCCGAACTAAGGGGTTATAGAATGACCATTGCGGTTTATTATTGGATGACCGGCGTTGAATATAACTTGGGCTATATTGCCAACCATTTCACAGGTCAGAACTATTATTGGATGTGGCCTTTTCGTTCGCATATTGAAAA